CGATACTTTGTCGCATTTGCCCGGTATCAATCAGGGGCTTACTGCTGCCCTTGCGCTTGATCGTGGATTCTTTGAGTGGCGCGAAGCCACCGCTGACGATCCTGGCCTGCACATCACCTTTGGCAACATCGCCGAGTTGACCGAGCGCCTGCTCGATGGTCATCTTCCCGTTGAGTACTGCAACCAAATTGCGCCGGTTCAACTGGACATACTTGCCCCGGTTTTCCTGAATGGTGGTGCGCAGGAATGGCCGTTCTGGAATGCCTTTCTCTGGAGACCCGAACTCATGAACCGCCGCGATCAGCGCAACCGGCGTGCCGTCGGCCTCGTTTTTCCCCGCGGGAATGCCGACATTGATCTTGCTGTGATCGGCCTTGATACGGGCACGCAGTTCATCGAAAGCCTTGGCGTTGATGTCCTTGAGAATCTTGACCTTGACCTGTACGAACTGGCTCATACCGAAAGTGCTCCCATGCCGACCTGACGACGCAAGTACAAGTACTGCTGGCCGTACAGCGTGCGATAGAACGGGTTGTCTGCCTGCTTATTCAACAGACCGGTGTCCTTTGCTACCTGCACGTCGCCGACCTTCTTGGTCAGGTTGTCGTTTGTCATGGCTTGCACCGCGCCGCCCTGGGCGGTTTGTGCGTTTGCCAATGCAAGGCTGTGTGCAACGAAGTTGGCAGCCCCGTCCGCGTACAAGTCCCCCCAGCGGTCAACGTCGAAGTGAGGCACGGCCTTGTCGATGAACAACTGCACCCGCGCATCGGTTTCTGACGCGAACTCCGGGAATTGGGTCTTGAACTCGGTCGGGGTCATGGCCGGTTACTCCTGCTTGGATTCCTGCTTTGCGGCTGCGGACTTCTTGTCAGCGGCTGCGGACTTGACGACGACCAGCCAGCCTTCTTCGAAGTAGTGCGCCACCGCCTTCGACTTTTTCACAATCGCGTTCACGAATGCGTCGTCGGCTTCGGTAACACCATTGATGAATTCACCTTGTTCGGTGGGATGCTGACGGGCAGCGGGGACGGTGACTTGCACCAGGTCGCCGTTTTCGTCCATGCCGGAAATCGAGACTTCGTGCTCACGCGTGTTTTCAAGGATGATCTTTGCCATTTGGCTTCTCCTGTAATCTGGAAATGAAAACGGGCGACCGATTAAGGCCGCCCGGTTCGGGGTTGCTGGGACAACGGCTTAGATGTTGTCCATGTAGTACGCAGACTTCGGATAGCGGAATTCCACGCCCGAGTACTTGTACTCGCCCGGCACCTGCACGGACAGTCCTTGCAGTTGCGGCGCGAGGAAGCGCAGCGGCAGCGGGATGTGCATCACGATGCGGGTGTCGGACTTCACGTAACCCACCATGCGGCGAGTGCTGCCCGCGCCAGCGGTGTCCAGACCAAAGCCCGGTGTGAATGTGATGTCGGTACCGCGCTGCACCTTGGCGATGTTGTTCTGCTTGATGAAGTTCAGAATCGTCGTGTCCGAGGTGGTCGAACGCGGCTTGTAGCTGATCGTGCTGAACGCACCAGGCGCGATAACGATGTCGGTGACCTGATCGTTGTAGGCAGTGTTTGCCCACACGTTCTGAATCAGCGCATTGATGTCGGCCAAGATGTTGTCCGGCGTTGCAGAACCCCAACCGCCGGTCGGGGCGTTGCCCTGTGGCACGTTGGCGTTATTGAACAAACCGGTCACACCCGAGGCGGTTTCACCGAACAGACCAACGTCGTTCATGTGGCGCTGATAGGCTTCGATGGCAGCGGCTAGCTTGCGCTCGCTGATGGGGCGGCGCAGGAAGGCGGTGCGGCGCAATTCCTCTTGGGTGTAGTCGTAACCGATGTTGCCGTTCATCACGATGAACGACTTGTCGGCATAGGCCACGTCAACCAAGTTGATGTCCTTGCCTTTGCCGGTGGTGCGCTTGCCGCGACCCGCATAGTCGTAAATCTCGTAGCGGATGGTGTCAGCGTACTCGCCAGCTTCGTAGCTGATGGGCAGCAACTGCTCGTACTGCATCGGCTGGTACTGGCGCTGGAACACGTTGTTTTCCGTGTAAGCCAGTTGCGACACGAGGAAGGCCATCGCCTCCTGCGAGTCGCGGCCAGTGACCAGGCCGTCGCTGGTCAGGCGACGTGCAAGCTCCGGGCGCAGCCCGTCGAATGCGTTGTATCGGGCTTCATCGACCGCTACCGTGCGGCCATCACCCAGAATGATCTTCTTGATAGGCATTTCATTTTCCTTTCGGGAATAAAAAAAGCCACCCGAAGGTGGCTTTCATGAAGTTGGTGAACAGCTATTAGCTGGCGATGCGGATGACACCGATCACACCCGCCGCTTGGGAGGTTTCCCAAGTGGCACCAGGCACGGCCACGCGGCCAGCGCCAGCAGCGCCGCCCGTGGTAGAACCCAACTTGCCGTTTTGGGCAGTGACAGAAATCACGCCGTCGCCGCGAGTCGTGGTCTCGTAGGCCGTGGCGTAGATGAAACCGTCCTTGAGGATGGGCACTGCATCGCGCTGGGCGTAGGTGACGTTGTTCGAGCTGTCCGCAGGGCGGATTGCATGGCGAATCGAAATGCCGACGATCTTGTCCGCGTCGGCGGTGGGGGCCTTGCAGGTGTTGTCGGCAGCAGAGCGCGCGACGGCGACACCGAAGTCGATGGCGAGTGCTTGGTCGTTAATCAACGACTGAGAAACAACGGGGTTGGAATCGACGATTTCGCCCGCGTAACCGAGGTCACGGAGACGACCGCCATAAGTGCTTAGGTCTGGCTTTGCCATTTTTCATTACTCCTAAAAGTGGTGGGGGTCGGTTATTGGCCGGGCTTTTTCAACCATGCCTGCGACTGACGGGCGAGGAACGCATCACGGCCAGACACCTCGGCCTGTGCTTCGCTGCCGCCGCCTTTGCCTTCGCCCGTCAGGGCAGCAGCAACAGCAGCATCAGACGCTTGCGTGGTTGAGTCGGTGGCTTCGGTGGACTTCACCGCAGCGACGATTGCTTGGAAGGTGGCGCGGACTGCGTCAGCGTCTGCCGTTTCCAGCTTTTTGCCTGCCAGCACCGCGTCGGCTACAGCCTTGGCGGTCGTGTCCTTTGCGGCCACTGCTGCGATCACCTCGCGGCGAATTGCAAGGCAGGTTTTGCCATCGGTCACCAGCTCGGGGGCGAGGCGCTTGGCATCACCAATCATCTTCGACCAGTCGGCCACCAACGCATCGCGCTGTTCGGGTGTCATGACATCCTTTTTCAGCGTCTCAATGTCGGCGGTTGCCTTGTCGAGTGCGGTCTGGAGCTTTTCAGCGTCAGCCGCCTTGGTTTGAACAGAAGTCAGTGCAGTGCGAGCTTCGTCGCGTTGCTTGACCAAGTTGTCGATGGCGGTCGCAGCGGTGTCATCCACCTCCAGCGAGAAGCCGTCGACGGTGACTTTGCGTTTTGCGTCAGCCATCGTTTTTCCTTTCGGGTTGGGTTGAGAATCAGCAATTCGGCACGCTGATCCACAGCGAGCCGCATCCACCAGTGCTACGTGGTTGCCACGGATGTTTCGTTGCACACCGTCGTATGGCTTCCCGTCGTGGGTTGTGCCCGGTGTCATGTCGAGGTTGAAGGCGTAGCCGTTTGAAAGCTCAACCTTGCCGGACTGCATGGCGGCAATCGCCGATGCGTCCTTGATGATTACGGTGCCGGACATAAGCTCACCGGCACGCTGCACGTCGCGCACCTCACCGACGGCGTGCTGTTTCCAGTTGTCGGCGGTGACGGCCTCGTCAGGGTGTTCTACGGTGACCGGCTTGCTCTCGAAGCTGCGCAGGCTGTCCTCGCCGAATACCTCTTCTGCTGGCCGGTGCAGGCGAATGACCCGCATCGGGTCAACGCCATCGGCATCCAGTCCAAGTTCGTAGGCGCGGTATTCCTGCACCCCGGTTCGCGCCAGCGTTCCGGGCACCACAAGGAAACCCTCTGCTGTGACGATTCGGCTTGTGATGCCTACCCGGTCGGCTGCGTGGTAGGTCTTTTCGGTCATGTTCCGTCCTCTTTGTCGAGCTCGACGTATGGCAGCGCCACACATCGGCACTGAATGTCCTCGCCGGGGTGCCCGGTTGCGGGTGGGTCGTTCCAGTCGAAAATCTTCCCGTCATTGGCCGCATGCTCTTCGCGCACGCGCTCGTCGCCAGACGTTGACCAGATGTACTTATCAATGCCGACGCTGGTTTGGCGCGCCTCGTTGAACGCACCGTTCATCTTGCTGGTCTGGTCGCGGGCGATCAGCTTGGCGCGGCTTTCGGTCACGTCAGCGACGTGCTGAATCTTGTCGGCCAAGTCCTCGAAGCGAACCCCATCCACCAAGTTGTCCCATACCGTTGTGCCCAGCTTTTCAAAGTACTGGTCTGGAATGGTCTTGATCAGGTCGATGTTTGCCTGCACTGCCTTCGTGACCGATGCCCGGATGGGGCCTGATTCGGTCAGCGCCACGGATATGTCAACCTTCATAGACTCGCCGATGACTGCGGCCAGCCGCTTGTCGGTTTCGGCCAGACTGCGCTGCGCGGCTGCTGTTGCAAGTCGCGTGGCAGTTTCCTCGATGCCGCCGAACTTCTGCGCCAACTTGGTCAGGCTGAATTCAATCGGTCGCCTGGGGATGGCTGCATCGCGTGCAATGCCGTCCGCGCTTTTGTTCAGCATCGGCACGACCTGCCGCAAAGTGGGCAGCAATTCAGCCTCGGTTGCACGCCGGAGCGCGGTCACGATCTTGAGCAGTTCGGCCTTGTACCAAAGCTCGACCTTGCGGGATGGCTTCACCCCGCGCAAGACACGAATACGCTTGCGCAGTCGATTACCGTGCGGGTGGCCTTGAACGAAATGTCGTAGGGCAATTGCCATGCGTCACTCCTGTTCTTGTTGATCGTCGCCGTTGTCGGTCTTCGCTGGGTCGACTTCCGCAGGTTTCGCGGTGGCCACCGACGAGGGGTTGTCCATTGGCTTGCTCAATTCCTCGGCAAGCTCAACGTCTTCGTCAGTCAGGTTGCGGTACGTTCCACGCTCTTTCAGATCCCGCGCCACCACGCCCTCTGTCACCACACCAGCATTGAGATAAGCCACGTCACGTTCTGCACGGGTCTTTTCAATGGTTGCCTGCTCTGTGTCGGACACCTGCCAGAGACTGTTGAAGTCGAAGCGGTAGTCGTCAGGCATGAAGCCCAGCGTCGAGCGCACCAGCACCTCGTCGAGGTATTCCAGTTGGGGGCGCACCTCGGTTTCCTGCTTGCCGGACACCATGTCGTAGTAGTTACGTACATCGTTGTCGCCGGTCGCATTGAGACCGCCAGCGGCTTGCCCGAACAGGCGGGTCATGGGAATGTCGGCAGCGCCAGACACATCCACCATGAACTGCTGCACGATCTTGTCCAGATTGGCAAAGCTGTTCGACTTCTTCTCGTAGGACTCGGTGCCGTCGAGCAGCAGCATGCGGTTAAAGCTCTTGAGCATGCCTGCGATCTGGAAGCGCTTTGTCAGGATGGCTTCACCATCCTTGCGCGCCAGCACGTCGGCCAGACCTTCGGCTTTGACCACGTCCACATTGGCTTCAAACAGCATGGTGGCAATGCCACGGGTGGCGGTATCGCAATTGGTCAGGCTGTCGAGAACATGCTGCAACTCGCTGTCATCCCACATGGCGTTTGAGCGCCAGGCGAAATAGGGCAGTTTCTGCCCGTTGAATCGGAGCACACGGCTGTGATGAACGCGCACGCTGGATTCGGCCAGCATGTAGTACTCAGGCATGCCGAAATTCGGGCTGTCCAAGTCCATGCACAGAGAACCGGCGGGCGACACGCGCCAGCGATCCATCACATGCAGGTAGCGCAGATCACCCTTGCGGATGGCCTGCACGTTCAGCGGCTTGGACAAATCCTTGTCGCGGGTGCCGATGATTAGCAGCGCACCACCGTACAACCGAGCCCAGCGCAACGATTCGTTGATCTTGCCTTTCAGGGCAAAGCGCTTTTCAGCCTGCTCGATGGCGAATTGGCTTTCACCGTCATCGTCATCAAACACGACATGCCGCCATTCGCGAGTCATGTCGTCAGCCACGGCGTTGACGATCTTCTTTGACAGCCACGAACCACGGTAGGCGTTTTCCAACTCCATGCGCGTGAGAACGCGGGGCATCCCGTACACCGAATAGGACATTTTGTCCCGGTCGGTGCCAAGTCCGGCGACCACGTTTTCAAGGCCGTCAGAAACGCCCACTGGACGCGTGGTGCGCGCCAGTGCAGCGTCTGCGGTTTTTACCTTGCGTTGTGCCATGTCATAACTCGTCGTAGATGCTTCGTTTCTTGGTCAGCATGTCGTTGATTGCATCGACCATCGGGTCAATCTGGTCGTCGTTTGCGTGCGTATCGTCAGCAGTGAATGCCTCGCACTCGCCAATAAAGTCGGACACGAACGGGGCAGCCTCAGGGACAAACACCAAACCGGAGTCGATGTAGCTCACCACGTCCATGACGCGGGTCAGCTTGTCCTTGGTGCGCTCGACACCCTTGACCGGGATTCCGCCCGATGCCTGGATGTCTTGAATCAGACCGGTGCCGCTGGACTTGTCCTCGATGACAAGCTGGCGCAGCGGTGCGTTGTGCTCGCCGCCCGCCTTGTGCTTTTCCCAGAAGGCAATGGCGCGGCGCTTCAATTCCGGCGCAGGCCACTTGCCGCGAATCATGTCCAGCAGGTAGATGCGGCCATCCTCACCTGCACCCCAGCACTCGAACACGCTGTAATCGTTGCGCTCGGCTGTTTTCTGCGCGGTGTCCGCGAAAATCTTCCGGTACCGCAGGGGTGGCACCACGGAATAGCGCCCGAAGCACTGCCCCTTGATGATGTCGCCGCCCAGAGGCGACGGACGCTGCTGGTACTGCCCGCTGAAAACGTAGCGGTCTTTCGCTTCCAACTCGCACAGGTCGGCGACCGGTTCCTTGTACGGCCAGTAGCTGAACCGGCCTTGGTCGTCACGCTCGTCGCTGTTGACCAACTCCCGGCATTTTTCCGGCAGCGCCTCGACGTAGTCGTCTTCGATAAGCGCCGGAATGGTTATGAATTCCCATTCGCCGGGAACCTTCTGCGCCTTGATAAAGCCGGTAGGGTCTTCTTCCGCCAGCCGCTGCATGATCACGATGATCGGCGTGTCGGGGTTCGCCTTCCGGCTTTTGACGGTGGACACCAACTTGCGATTGGCTGCCGACCGCTTGGTCTTGCTGTACGCGTCCTCAACTTTCAGCGGGTCATCAATAATGATCGCGCCTTGCCAGCCTGGTGCCATGTGACCAGCACGAAAGCCCGTGATCTGGCCGCCCAGCGAAACGGCATACACGCCGCCAGCGGTTTTGCCGTCAACTTCAACGTTCCAGCGCTTTTTCGACTTCGCGTCATCCGCGACCTTGAGCGGCCAGAGCGCCTGATACTCGTCGGACTGGACAATCTCTTTTGCGGTGCCGCTGTTGAGCAGCGCCAGATCATCCGAATAGCTGATGTGCAGGAACCGGGCACGCGGGTTGATTGCCAGCCCCCGCGCCATCAGGTTGATGGCTACGATTTCGGTTTTCGACGAACCCGGCGGAACGTTGATCACAACATTCTTGAGGTCGCCATCAATGACCCGTTGAACGGTGTCGCTGATGAGGTGGTGGTGCCAGTTGACTAAAAACTTGATGCCCTGGCGATGCTTGAAAAAGTACCGCGTGAAGAACAGGTGATCGTTTTCGCACTTTGCCTTAGCGACGGCCAGTTCAACGGCAGGGTCAATACTCGCCTTCGAGCTTGGAGACTGCGGCTTTGATTTGGGCTTCATTGATCACAGTCGCTTTCTGTTCGACTGGCCCGCCATCCTTTCCGGTGATTTCCACGCGCTGCGTGTCTTTCCAACCGGCCTGAGATTTCAACCAGAAGATGATCGACGTGGTGTCGCCCCCAATCGCTTTCTTGTACAGGGTTTGTGCAATCTTGACGTTCGCTTTCACCTTCCCGGTGGAAAGTTCAGCGCCGAAGTTCTTGAGCAGCGTCGGTTCGGAGATTGGCTTGCCATTGGCACCTTTCACAAACAGCGTGATGTCGGAGTGGCGCAGCCCGAAGGCGGCGAGTTGCATCACCAGATCGCGCTGTTCCTCTGTTGGCTTGAACGTCGAGCGGCCAGCGCCCGGACGTTTCCCGCCAGATTTACCCTTCACTCCGGGCATGTTCGTTCTCCATGCGCTCTTGTTCCATCATGGAAAAGGCGCGTCCATCATCGGCCAGCGTTGCCTGCTGCCCGGTGAATTCTTGCCAGCGACGCACGATCACGTCGCAGTATTTGGGGTCAAGCTCCATCAACCGCGCAGACCGGCTGTGTTTTTCGCACGCAATCAGGGTTGAACCGGAGCCACCAAACAGGTCGAGCACAACATCGCCGCCCCGGCTGCTGTTGCACAGCGGGTACTCAATCAGCGCGATGGGCTTCATCGTCGGATGCACATCGTTGCGCTGCGGGCGATCAAAGTGCCAGACCGTCGATTGCTTACGGTCGGAATACCAGCGGTGTGCGCCGGTTGGCTTCCAGCCGTACAGCACCGGTTCGTGTTGCCAGTGGTAATCCTGCCGCCCCATGACAAACGACTGCTTGACCCAGACGCAGCACTGCGCCAACTTGAAACCAGCGTCCAGCATGGCCTTGCGAAAGTTCATGCCTTCGCTGTCAGCGTGAAACACGTACAGCCCCGCGCCGTCTTTCGCCACGACAAGCATTGCGGCATAGGCCGCCAGCAGGAACTGGTAGAACGCATCGGCGCTCATGCTGTCGTTCTGGATGGTCAGCTTATCGGCTGTGCCGCCTTCGTATGCAACGTTGTACGGCGGGTCGGTGACGATCAGGTCGGCTTTGTAGCCGTCCATCAGCTTTTCCACCTCGGGAATGCTTGTGCTGTCGCCACACATCACGCGGTGGTCGCCACACACCCAAACATCGCCTGGGCGTGACACGGGCACGTCGGCCAGCTCTGGCGCGTCATCCTCGTCGGTCAGTCCGGCCTTTGCGTCGGGTTCGAGCAATTTGCCCAAGTCCTCAACATCGAACCCGATCAGGTCAAGGTCAAAGCCGTCGGCCTTGAGTTCGCCAAGTTCTAATGCCAGCAGGTCTTTATCCCACCCGGCGTTCTCGGCCAGCTTGTTGTCGGCGATGACGTAGGCGCGCTTCTGCGCCTCGGTCATATCGTGAATTTCGATGCACGGCACCTCGGACAAACCCAGCTTGCGGGCAGCAAGCACACGGCCATGACCGGCAATGATTCCGTTTTCGCCATCCACCAGGACGGGATTCGTCCAGCCGAACGCCCGGATGCTCCCCGCGATCTGTGCCACTTGCGCGTCCGAGTGGGTGCGCGAATTCCGAACATACGGAATCAGCACCTCAATCGGGCGAAGTTGAACGGTCAGGTCACGCATGGATGGGCAGCCAGAAAAACGAAACCCGCGCCAGCACCAAAGCCGGACACGGGTTTCAAAATCACCTTGGGGGGTGATGGAGACAACGGGTTGCGGTGGATGGACTCGAACCATCGACATTCGGGGTATGAACCCGACGCGCTACCAACTGCGCTACACCGCCAGAATGCAAAAAGCCCGCACGGGGGCGGGCTATGAGTGCTGTCAGGACGTACTGCGTTCCCGACAATAGCAAAAATGTATCACATCTGAGTCGCCAGCGGTAAGTAGGCTGTAAGAAATCTTTTCAGCCCTCGGAATCACCAACAAGGCCGGAACGCATGAATATCGGCGTGAGTCGCTCGACTGCCCGCGTCTCGAGCACGCGCGCCAGACGCTTGATGGTGGACACATCCCGTGTCACCGTGCTTTGCGACAGCTTGCAGTCAGCAGCAATCTTGCGCGTCGAGAAGTCTTCCTTGTGTGCCTTGCTGCCAAACAAGCTCCAAGCCATGGCAAGTGTCGGAATATCACCCTGTGTCGTCAGCATGGGCTGACAGTAATCGCGCACGGCGCGAATGGCATTTGCCTTCATGACCTGAATCGGAATTGGCATCAGTTCTGGCCGACCTACTCGGTCGAGCGTTGGTGCGGGCACGTAGCGCGCCAACACCGCGTCGGCCTCTGGCTTTGGCAAGTGGTGCTCAACAGCCCCGCGAACCATGGCGCACTGCCCACGGATTTCGAGGGGTGACAGCCCGCCGAAATTGATGTTGCCGCGCTCACGCTGAACCATTACCCCGGCTTCTTCC